GATGTGACAATATCGGATTCCACAGATGAATTTTTTGTATAAATTCCATTCGCAAAAAACATATGAGTATCTTCAACTTCAATATCAATTGTATCAATATCTCCAACAAATTCAATTGATTCTATTTCATCCATTTGCAAATCTGAAATGGTAACATCATGTTCTTTCATTATTTTCTCCCTTATTTTCATTATTTATAATATTATAATTAAAAAATCATTAAATTAAAATCTAACAAATTAAAATCCAACAAATTAAAATTTAATCCATCAAAAAATTAATACATTTATTTACAATTTTTTCTTCATCATTTATATATTCATTATCCGAAATTCTTAAAGTTTTAAAACCTTTCGTTAACAAATAATTATCTCTATTTTTATCTTTTTCTATTGAATTTTTATGCCAGTACTCCCCATCAAATTCTATTATTTTATTTTCGCATTTAAAATCGCAGAGAATATAATTTTGTTTAAAATATTCATTTTTTTCAATTATAAATTTTGCTTCATTATTTAAAGTGGCGAATTCACACAAATTTTGTTTATCCTTTGGTAAGTTATTATAAATTTTTCAAAATAATTTTTGTGATATTTTACTATATTTTTTACGATTGCTAAGCATGTTATTCAATATTTCTTCATATTTCTTTTTGCCTTCAGTTTCACCATATTTTTTAATATAACCTGCTAATGAGTGATTAACTGAAAATTTTTTACAATTTTCTTTATATTTAATTTTTCCCTCAATTTCTCCATATTTATTTTGAAAATAAGATAAAGAAAAATGGTCTTGCGTTAAACAATGTTCATCATATTTCTTTGTTCCTTCAATTTCCCCGTAACGAGAAATATAACCTTGCAATGTCTGCCCGAATGAAACGTTTTTTAACATTTCTTCATATTTCTTTTTGCCTTCAGTTTCTCCATATTTTTTAATATAACCTGCTAAAGATTTTCCATAAGCAATATTTTTACACTTTGCTTCATATTTTTTTGTTCCTTCGATTTCTCCATATTTTTTAATAAAACCTTGTAAAGAATTAGTAAACACGGTATTTTTACATAATTCATCATATTTCTTTTTGCCTTCAGTCTCTCCATATTTTAAAATATAACTTTGCAATGAATGAGTAAATGATAATTTTTTACGTAATTCATCATATTTCTTTTTACCTTCAACTTTTCCATATTTTTTAATATAACCTTGCAATGTTTGTCTAAACGAATTTTGTTTACGTAATTCATCGTACTTCTTTTTACCTTCAACTTTTCCATATTTTTTAATATAACCTCGTAATGAATTGCCAAATATTACTTTATCACGATATTCTTTATACTTTTTTGGTCCTTCAATTTCTCCATATTTTAAAATATAACCTTGTAATGTTTTACTAACTGAAATGTTTTTACACTTTGCTTCATATTTCTTTTTTCCTTCAATTTCTCCATATTTAGCAATATAACCTTGTAACGATTTACCAAATGAAATACGTTTACAATATTCTTTATACTTTTTTGTTCCTTCAACTTCTCCATATTTTAAAATATAACCTTGCAATGAGTTACTAAAAGATTTTCGTTTACATTTTTCTTCATATTTCTTTTTACCTTCAACTTTACCATATTGTTTAATATAATCATCTAATTTATATGCATTTATTTTTTTATCAATCTTTTTTTTATATTTCTTTTTGCCTTCAACTTCTCCATATTTTTTAATATAACCTGCTAATGAGTTATTAAATAATACTTTATCTTGATAATTTTTATAAATTATTGTCCCATATTTTTTTCCGTATCTTACAATAAACATATTTAATGAACTACTATCATTTTTAAATTTTTGAGAAACAAGTATTCGTCTATTTCAATTTCCTTTAGTATTAAATTTTAATAAATTTTTAATCATTGCTTTTTTAGAATAAAACCAATGCTTTGAATACATTTTAAGTAATTTATTAATTTGAATAATACTATGTTCAGTCAATGAATCAATATCAACTTCATTTCAAGGTTTGCAAGATAATAATTGATTCAAGTCTTTAAAATATTTTTGTGCCATAATTATTTCATTACCCCATTCTGTAAAACTTTATCATCAGAGTCATTATCAGTATTTAAATTTTTATTACATTCATTACATTTGTTACCTTCATTACCTTCATTATTTTCTATAAATAATTTACTTCCAACTTTAAGACCCGTATTAATACACTTAAATTTTCCATCCTCTACTGGAAATTTATGTTTTGCTGAAACAATTATTTCTTTTCCAGATTTTAATTTTATCTTATAAGCCGGTTGTTTAGTTATTGGAAACACATTTTTTATTTTCTTAAAACCTTTATGTGTTTTAATTTTATCTCCAACTTTAACAGTCCCAATTTTAATAATACCTTTATTTTCTATTTCAACATTAGAATCAATTGCAATACATCGATGAGACTGAGATGCTGTAACAATAGGAACTCCTAAAATATTTCCCATACCACGTAATCTTTCATAAATATTACCACTCTCTAAATATGTCGAATCAGAATTTGCATATTTTTCAGATATTAATAAATCCGCATAATCAACAATAATTATATCTGGTTCAAAACCAATACCTTTCAATTGTTTCACATGTGCTAATAATGCTTGCACCCCAACAAATTTTGTCGGAAATTCTTTAACAATTATTTCATTATGATATTTTGATGTGATTGATTTAATTTTTGCTTTAACTGCTTCTTGTTTAAAATGTAAATCATTTGAAGGAATTTGCATCATAACAGAGTCGTATCTTAAATTTGTATATTGTGCTGATAGCTCCAATGTATAATGCAAAACATTATGTCCATTCTTAAATGCTTCATATCCCAATTTTGATAGTACCCAACTATTATGTGAAACAACACCGTTAGAATAATAACAATGAACTTCTTCAACTGAAATGTCATATAATATTTCTTCAAAATCCGAAGATTGTTTATCAACTATTGTACTAAATCCAGTATCTGATTTAATTTTATCACCAATTTTTAAATTATGAACAAATTCATATTTACCATTTTCTTTCAATAATCTATGTTTGCCACTTGTCTTTAATGATGTTCCATTTGAAAAATATGTTCTTACTGTTTTTTGTTTTTCTGTTCTAAATAATGTTACTATATTTTTATATCCAGCAGGAGTATATACTTCAATAGTAAAAGATGGATGAAATGTTGATAATTCACTTGTTCCAATATTTAATAATTTAAATAATTCATCCATTCTAATTCGTCTTATTTTTGTTACAATATCAGTATATGAATATGCTGACATATTAATATTCCAAATATCTTCCCATTGTTTCAAAGTTGTATTATATAATTGATTATATTTGATAGTAATTATTGTACTTCCACCAACACATTTTCCAGCTCCACTTGGTGCGACTACAACTGCTAATTCTCCTTTACCAAAACCTCCATTTGTTATTTCATCAATTATAGGAATATTTGTTGCAACAACTTTTCGTTCTGTATCCGAATATCTATTTTCGACTGTTGATGAAAACTTTTCACCTATTTTATTTTGTTCACCAATCATCATAATATTTGAAATTTCATCAAGAACACTATTATATTCAAATGTTTTTGTTTGTATTGATTGTGCTGATTGAATTAATACTGTTTCTAATGAACGTTGTTTTATAAAATTAATTATTTCATCTTTAACATATCCCAAATCTGAATCTGTTCAGTGTTGCATTATTTCAGTTATTATTCTATTTAAATCTTCTACACTAACATTATCTTCACTTTGTTTAATTTTATTAAATTCTGAACTTAACACGTTTACAGAAGGTGATGAATTATATTTTTCAATATATGAATAAATAATTTTATATAAAGGTTGTAATCTTTCTGAAAAATGTTCAATTTTTAAATTAAGAATATCTAAATAATTAATATTATTTTGTAATATATTAACTATTAATTTTATTTGAAAATCATTACCATAATCAGTTAATTTATTTAAAACCATTAGTTAACTCCTACCCCTAAATTGTTTAAAATTTTATTTAATCTTGCAATATTTTTTACATCAACGGGTAAATTCATTACATTTAATAACTTAACAATATTTAAATCTTTAACATTTTCGAATAAAGGATTTGCTCTAACAAAATCCAATAAATATGTTCTTTCTCTAACTGGAATATTATTTGATACAATATCTTTAGATAATGACATTAATTTAAAATTTCGTTCCAACTTATTTTCATTTTCTGTTATTAATTTTTTAAGACGTTTATTAACAACTTTGTCATTTATATCCAATAAAAATTTATCAAAATCATTACTATAATCTTCGTTAATCATATTTAATTGACTCGATAAATGTTTTTTAACCATTCCTTTTCCTATACCTTTTAACCCATCAACATTGTCTGATTTATCTCCTGTTATAATTTTTTCAAATATATAATTTGAAGGTAATACTTCATGTTCTGTAATAAAATTTTCTTTAGTAACATAATCTTTTTTAATTGGATTATAAATAATAACGTTATCTGATAACAATTGTTGAAAATCTTTATCTGCTGATAATATAATATTTCTAACCGATTTATTATTATATTTCGGTAACGCCACAGTTGCTAAATAACTAATTACATCATCTGATTCAAAACCATTCGCAATATATGTTTTTATTGGTAATTCCTGTTGCATAATTTCAATAAGTTTTTTTATAGATTCTCTAAAACTTTTTTTAGAAGTTATTCCACCACCTCTATTCATTTTATAATCTTTAAATATTTCTCTACGATTTTTTGTTGTATCTTTACCATCAAATATAATTAGTATATTATTTGCATTGCTTCTATCAATTTCATTAAATAATGTTCTAAAAAATAAACTAATTATATTCTTAAAATCACCATTTCCATTTTTCATATTTGTTGCAATCGCAAATGCTCTAATAAATAAAAATGACCCATCAATTATTAATGTACTACTATTAGTTAAATCGATTCACTGATTATTTGTTATTTTTGTATTTTCAACAATTTCTTTATTAATCATTTTTGATAAATTTCCTAAACTAAATTTTTTAACACCATTACTGTTTTTACTATTCATAATATCTCCTAATCTTGTCTGTTTATATTATTATAATATTTTTTTTAAGTATTTAAAATAATAATAAAAAATCACCATTGCTGATGATTTTTAAGTTAATGAATTGGGAATTGAGTTGAATAATTTAATTTATTCCTCATCCTTATAATTATAAATTTTATTTTCAATTATTGCGGACATAAAATCTGCTTGATGAATAACCATATGAATATTTGTTTTTAAATTAAGCATATCCGAATAGTCTGGAATGTATTGTTTATATGATTCACTAAATGTTCCATCTGCTAATTTAATTCCGATTAACTCATTTCTTGACGGAATTAATCCATATTGCAATAACATCATCATAGTAGCATCTTCACTTGGTAACATATTATTACCCAATTTAGAACGTTCATAATATTGAGAATAATGTTCTTGTTTCCATTTATTATTATTTTTTAAATAAAGCATTCCACCTTTATCTTTACTAAATCCAATTTTATATAAATCATGAAATAATGCTGAAAATATTAATTCTTCTTTAGTATATAAATTTTTACCAAAACCACTTTCAGACCATAATTTATCAATTTTTAATGCGTTTTTCATAACATTTAAAGTATGATATAACCAACCACCTTCAAATGCACTATGAAATTTACTAAAACCGCTTGCTGGTGATAAAACAACATTTTCTATATTATCAGATAATAATTTATAAATTTTTTCTTTTCTATTTTCATCTGGTATATACTCATCAATAAGTTCATGAATTTCTTTTAAATCATTTTCTATTTCTAAATTTGTTCGTTTTTTATTTTGCATTATATTCTCCTTTACTTTGTGTAAATATACATTATATTATTGCTATTTCTTAATAAAGTTATAACTATAATTCATTGATAATGACTTTTTATCTGATTTTAAAATATTGATATTTAAAATACCATCTTTAATTGTACTTATTGTATTTGAAACATTATAGTTTTTATTAATTCCCCACATATAAATAAACATATTGTCATTAACAGTTAAACCATTATAAATATATGCTCTATTTGTGTTTTTAGATTTATTTTTTTGTTTATTATATTTATCAATATTATCTACATCATTAATACGAATTTCAATTGAATTTGTTTCTTCATAAATGTTAATAACAATATTATCTGGATTAATATTACAAATTGGAATATTAAAATTTAAACTTTTATTTTCGTCTAAAAAAATATCGTATAATGCTGAACTTGTATTTGTTGATTTAATGATGTCACTTAACTCACTTAATTTATTCTGTTCACTTTGTTTGTTAAATTTCATTTTAACTCCTTAATAAAATGGTGGAGCAAACGGGATTTGAACCCGTGTCCCTCATATCATTAGTTAAGTCTTCCAGTAGTCGTTTTAAATGCATTTATCTACCTTATAGTGAAGTTAACATTTAGATACAAAGTCGAAACCTTTTTGCCCCATAAATAAAGGGGTAGAATTCTACCCCAAATTAATTAACTAATCTACTTCAATTTTTATAATATTATCGTCCGTTTTTTTATCTTTATTAAGTGGGACAATAATTCGCAACAGAGATTTTGATTTAAGTAATTTTGATGTAACTTTTGTTAAATCATATTTTTCATCAACAAAAAAACTTGCATTAAAATAACTCTGAACTGCAATTGATTTGTACAAATAATCTTTAGTATCGTATTTATCTTTACTATGATTACTAAACATAATGTTTAAATGACTTTCTTGTAAATCTGCTGTAATGTTAATATCTTCTTGAGTAATATCATTTGCTTGAATTTCAAAAATTAAATTCCCATCATTATCCTTGTACACATCATAGAATTCTTTTTCCATACGTCGATTTCCTCCATTTTGTTTTTTTTCATTTAATTGTTTATCAACATTTTTATTTTGTTGACTGAGTTTTAACATTTCTTGTTTTTTTTCTTCTTCAACAATTGCTTGTTCAACCATTTCATTAAATTCTTCAAACCATGTATCAAATAATGTTTTTCTAACGTGTTTAACAGGTTTAACAGGTTTAATTGGGGTATTATCTACTCTACCACCGTTTGCATTTCCGAATAATTCATCAAACATATTAATAATCATTTTCTTTCCTCCTATTTATGATTTTAATTATTTATTACTACTTAATATTATAATTAAAAAATCTTATTTTTAAAATTTTTTTTAATTTTTTTTAATTTTTTAATGTTATAAAATTATATACAAAATGATTCATTTACCATAATTATTATTTCTTCAGTTTTTTTAAAAACATCAATTTCTTGTAATTTGTTTAATTTACTTAACTCATTCAATGTATTCAATTCAGTAAACATTTTTTTTAATTTTTCTGAATTTTCAATATCAAGTGAATCGAATAATTTATTTAAAATTTTCATCATTTTTTCATTTTCAATTGTTTTATTATTAGTTATAACTACATCATTATTCATTTTTAACTCCTTTGTAACTTTTATTTTTAATTTTAATTATTTCTTATTACATAATATTATAATTAAAAAACTATATTTTTAAATTTTTTTTAAATTTTTTTTTAATTATATAATTAATATTAAATAGTAAATTCAGCAAAGGGAAAATTAACATAATGAAATCAATAATTGTATATATACAACAGTTACTATTATCTGAATTAGATTATAAAATTTTAATCTACGATGATGATACTGATAACATAAATTTATACAAAAATATTATTCAATTTAGTGAAAAAGATAAACATTTATTAAATGTTTATAATAATAATATTATCTATTGTTCTGATTACACAAAAATTGATGATATACTTAAAAATGAAGACATTAAAATTGTCATATTAGATATTATAATTAAAAATTATACATTTGATAATTTAGAATCAGAAAAAAAATATAAATATGGTGGAATAGAACTGTATAATAAGTTAGTTTCAAAATATAAAAATATTGAAATTGATTTTATATCAGCACTAAACAATACATATATAGATTTTAATTTATTGCATTCCACAACCAATACTCCTATATTTTTTCAACGAACAGAATTAAGTATTAATGAAATGATTATTTATATTAAAAATAAAATAAATACATTTATAAATTCATTTTTATTACTGAAAATGTTGAAATATTTAGACACATTTATTAATATTAATTCACCAGTTCTTACAATTTTTGATGAAACCGGAAAAATTATTATTTCAAATGAGGTATTTTTAAGTAAATTTCCAAATATTACAAATATAAAAAAAATATTAACACATTGTTTAATTGACAATAAAAAAGATAATAAAAAAGATAATGAAAAAGATAATGAAAATATTAATATAGATAATATATTCGATGATATTATTAACCACCAACATATTTCAATTAATAATTTTGGAATAGTTGCTAAAATAAATACACATAATTATATAACATTAATATTAAACGAAGATACTAATAATTTTCATAATAAATATATTGAATTAAAAAATAAGTATGATAATATTTTAACATCAATTCCCGATTTAATTTGAACAAATGATTTAGAAGGAAAACCAACATATTCAAATCAATTAGATTATATTACAAATATAATTAAATCAAATATTCCACAGTTAAATGATGTTACTGAAATGGATAAATTTGTTAAAAGATATAATAAGCAAATAAATAAAACTATCTATAACGAAAAAGATAACTCAACTTATAATGTTATAAAATCACCATTATTAGATTATTCGGGAAATTTAATTGGAACGACCGGTGTTGCAAGAAATATATCAATTGAAAAAGTTACAGAAACAATATTATCATCAGTATTTAATACATTTTTAGATGTTGCAATTATTCATTGTAATAGTAATTTTAAATTAATATATTTTAATACAAATGTTAAAAATTTATCTATATTAAATAATAAAAATACTTCAATACTAAATAAAAATACAAATAAAAATGAAATTAATAATGATATTTCATTAGTAAATATGTTAAATAAAGATGTGTATAATACTATTATTACAAATATTTCAAATTCTAATAAAAATTCATATGAATTTAATTATTATGATACAGATAATAATATTACTTATAATATTTTAATTATTAAATCATATACAAATAATCCAAAACAATTATTCGGATATACTATATTCTTTATAAATAAAAATAATGAAATAGAAGATAAACAAAATTTTACAGCAGTTAAACAAATTTTACATCAACAAATAGAAAATTCTAATGATATGGTTATAATCTTTAATAAAGATAGAAAAGTATTTTTATCTAATAAAAACGCTAAACGAATTTTTGAACGAATATTAAATTATTCATTAGTTGACGGTGTTCAAGATTATGCAATTTTAGAAAATTTAAATTTATTAATTGAATATTGTGTTGTCGACAATACAAAATGTGATTCCATAAATAACGAATTAATTACTGAAATTGTTAAATCAAAAGAGCCATTTGAAATAAGTATCAAATGACGAAATAACCAACATAAAAATTCAGACGTAACAGAACCTCCATTATTATTATCATATTATAAAATATTTAGTGAAATATATCATATTTGCGATACAGTTGAATATGTTAAACTCGATATTAAAGATATTACAGATTTTAAACATAATGAATTTTTATTAATGAAAGAAATTAATAAACAAAAATTAATGTTACGTAACTTATAAATATAAAAATTTAAATTTCAAAGGAATAATGATTATGTATGAAAATAACGAAAACGAAATAATTAAAGAGTTGTTAAATTTACACACAATTTCAATACAACATATTACAAAATTATCAAATGATACTTCATCAATATTATCTTCAATTAAAACAATGTCTGATAAAATATCAGATATTGAAAATAGTCAAAAAATAATTAAACGTGATATATCAAATATTATAATGCAACAACAAAAATTGCAATCCGATGTCAAATCATTAATTTCTGATTTTAGACAAAAATTTGATACAACATTACAATTTTTGTCACCAACAGATTTTACTAAAGAAATGTTAGAAAGGTTTGATAATAGTAACATTTTAAATATTATCGAAACACAAGATAAAATATTTAATACAACAATTGATTTAATGAAACACATTGATACTTCATTTACTGAATTAAATTTAAAAGTCAAAGCATTATCTTGAGTACTTGCAACTTTAGTAACATCTTATACCGTTTATGAAATTATTATTAAAATTTTAAATTAATTAATTGTATTTTTTAAAATAAAAAAAAATGAATAACAATTGTTATTCATTTTTCATTTTAAAATAAAACTTTTAAATTATTTTATTTCCACCAATTCCTCATATTATTATTTAGTAATAAACAAAATTTATCCCAATCTTCATTTTTTAATTTTTCAGAATTAATCAAAACTTGTTCAATACTATCATCTATTAATTGAGCATTATCATTATTCGATTTATGAATTGACGCGTTAATATAATCAAAATTAATAATCTTTTTAAGAATTGTAATTGTTTTATTCAATTCTTCTAATTTATAATTATTAGTATGAAATTCATCATTTTTAATAACGCTATTCAAATTACGATATAACAATTGTAATCCTTTTAACATTATTCGTAATACAACAGTGTAAGTATCAAATTTTAATAATAGAATATTTTTAAATGACAAATAGTTATTAATACGTGTAAACCAATTATCAAATTTAAAAACAAAACGTTTTGCGATATAATATTCACAATTATTATTATCATTATTATAATAATTCAAATGATAATAAGTTTGTTCACCATTATAATTTATTTTAATTTTTTTCTTACAACCAAATTCTGAAGATTTGTCATAAAATTTACAATTTTCACAAAATACATTTTCATTTTTAATTTTTTTACTATTTTCCACATTTAACTCCTTACTAATTTTACAATCATTTAAAATTCTAATTTACATTAATGAATTATCATTATTTATTATATATTATTATAATGTAACTATTTATTATTTAAAATTTTAATTAATTTTTTATCAACTCTAAAATCTATTAAAATCATCAAATCAATCTTTATTTTCTTTATATCTTTTTAATGAAAATCTTCTTCGTTATCTTCAGGTGTACCATCAATTATTGATTGACTAATATATTCTTCACCCGGATTCTTCGTTAATGTTGAATCTTGAACATAACAATTAATAATATATGCATGTTCTATTTCAGAATCAATTATTTCAGAATCATCTTTGATTGTTACAGCATAATATATTTCGGATGTGCCATAAATTTCAGAATTATCTACTACACATTCATTATAAATTTGAGCATCACCATAAATTTCAGAATAACCAGTAATTTCTACATTATCATAAATTTTAGCATTTCCATAAATTTTAGACGTATCATTAATACTGGACTCAGTAATTTCTGCATTATCATAAATTTTAACATTATTATTAATAGAAGAATCTAAAATTTTAACATTACCATAAACTTTAGCATTATCGGAAATTTCAGAATCTCCAGACACTTTTGCACTTTCATAAATTTGTGCTTTACCGAATATTTGTGCTTTACCGGAAATTTCAGCATTATCAAATATTTTTGATTGGTCATAAACTTGTGCATTGTCAAATACTGTAGCGTTTTTAAATACTTCAACATCATCAAATACTTTCGCATTACCATAAACTCGCGCATCACCAAACACTGCAACATTATTAAATGCTTTAGCGTAATCATACACTTCTGCATTACCAAATAACTCTGCATTATCGTATACACTTGAATTACCATAAATTTTAACATTACCATACACTTTTGCATTGTCATAAACTTGTGCATCACCATATACTTTTGCACTTTCATAAATTTTTACATTACCGTAAACATCTGCATTATCATAAACTTCTGCACTATCATATACCATTGCTTTTCCTGATAATTGACAATTACCATACACACGTCCTTTATCAAATACTATAGCATCATCAAAAATTAATGATTTATCATATTGATTAAAATTATATTCACTTTCTGCATATCCACCATTATTTGAACTTACTTTAGAATTATATTTAATTTTAAAAACAATATGCCCATTAATTTTTTTAAAATTATTATATGACAAATAATATTTTAAATTTCCATTATCTAAATAATTGTTAATTAATTTTTTAACTGGGGTTAATGGATTTTTTTCAAAATCATATAATTCAATTTGTTTAGCAAATTTTTTAATATCAGTAAATCTTTTTGGAATTTTTCTGAACATAGTTGAATTATTGCCTTCCGTAATACCAATAATTGAATTTCTAATAATATACAAATTCATTTCTAAATTAAGCAATTTTACAATCAAACCACCATTAACTTTATCAATAATTATTTTAAAAGGTTCATTTTTAAATGCTTGTTTAAGCGTTGCTTCAATTATTTTAATTGAAAGAGGTTTACCCCAAATATTTTTAGATAAATCAATTGACTCAGAAATGTTATGTTTTTCATTATCAACTTTATTCAATTGCATTCCTACACTTTCATTAATCATTCTTTTTAATTCATTTTTTGCAATTTTCATTTTTTTCATTTTTCCTTCTTTTTTTAATTAATTTGTTAATTATTAATTTTTAATTAAATTAAATATATTCACCACTATTTTTTTCAATATTGCCAACTATATCTAAATTAATATACTTAATAGAATCATCTTTTAACACTGAATTAATAATATTACAATCTTTTATTCGAATAGCAATTGAAATTTTTGAATCCTGAATGTTAGAAGCGCCATTAATAATTGAATTTTTAATTAAAGAATTCTTAACATATGTAGTATCACATATTTCCGAATATCCTTGAATTTCACTTTTACCACATACAATAGAGTTATCATAAATTTCTGCATCTCAATAAATTTCAACACTACCATAAACTTTTGCATTACCATATATTTTTGCACTACCGAAAATTTCAGCATTTTCGTAAACTTGTGCATTACCATAAATTTCAGCATTATCACAAATGGTTGCATTACCAAACACTTGAGCATTTTCGTAAACTCGTGCATCATGATAAACAATTGCATTACCATAAACTACAGATTTACCAGTTTGACTTAAATTACTTTCACTTTCAATATATCCACCATCAACTGAAATACCTGACCTATACATAATTTTAAAAACAGTACGACCATCATAATTTTTATAATCTGTATAAGATAAATAATATTTTAATTTATGTTGTTTTAAAAAATTATTAATTAATTTACTTACACTTATTACTCTATTCTTTGTGGGATTATAATTATCAATACCATTTAATAGTTGCGGTATACTTTTATAATTTTTCCAAAACATCGAGAATTTGGTTGTATTTTTAAGATTATCATTAATTCCGATAATTGTATTTCCAATAACATATAAATTAATTTCTGAATCTAATAAACTTACAATTAAACCTCCATTAAGTTTATCATATGATATATTAATTTGTTCATTTTTAAACATACCACTAAACATTGATTTAACATCATTACGAGATGACATAATTTCAGTTGAAGCAGACATAATATCAATCGATTCAGAAATGTTACGTTTTTTCTTTTTATACTCGTTAGTATTATTAACTTTACTTAATTGTCTCTTTACACTTTCATTAATCATTCTCTTTAATTCATTTTTTGTAATTTTCATTAAAATTACCTCCTTATTTGTTTATTATAATATTAAATAGATACTTTTAAAAAAAAATAAAATAATTTATGTAGTTAATTAAAAAAATTATAACATAAATATTTATATACTTAATTATATTTTTAAAATTTTTATATTATAATTAAATAAATTTATTTTTAAAAATTATTTTACTTTTCTATTAAAAAATATAACTATTATTTGTATAACTAATTTAAATTCTGTAATTACATTAAATTAAATTTGATAATTAAAGTTATTAAAAATCAGAATGTGACAATTTTCTTAAAACATATTTTTTACTATTTTCTGAAAAATTATTAATACAATTTAATAACTGTTTATATTCGGTATCAGTTAATTGTCCTTTACGTCTATTACATTTTTTACAAATAAATTGTAAGTTGTCAACATCATTACTTCCACCAACTATTTCTGGTATTTTCCTATCTAAACTAATATTTTCGAATGTCAATTCTTCAGAACAATAATTACATCTTTCATTATTACTAATAATATGTTTTATTATATTAAAACATCATTCTTTATTAACCCCATATTTTTTTGTCCAATTATTAACTCTTGATTTAACATTACTAACTACTTTTTTTAATGTTTCTTTTCGCCTACGTGGATATTTGTTTTTAAATAATTCTTCCAATTCTATAGTAATTTTTTGTTTCATAATACCCCAATTATTTATCTGTAGTTTTAAAGGTTTGTAATGTTTCAATAATCATACTTAAAATTTCTTTTTTCGATAAAATTGTTGTATTAAATTTTAAAAATTTAGTATGTTTAAAAAAATCTAATTTTTGTATCTGATTAAATGATTTTAAAAACATTGTATTAAATTCTTCTAATGTTTGTAAATATTCTGTAATAGTATTTAAATTATTTGGATTTTCAATTTTATCTAATCCTTTAATATTTTTCCCATCTCGCATAATAATTCTATCTTTTAATAAAGACACATCATCTGTATATAATAAAACAAAAATATTAGGTGCTACAATATTTTTTTTATTTTTATTTAATATAAAATCAACATACTCGATTGAATTATTTTGATAAGTCATTGTCGATAATAAACTTCTATCAATTAAAATATTTTTAAATTTTAATAAAGTATCTTCATTAATATTTTTTAAATTTTGTATTCGATGTTCCCAAACAATATCCGATTGAATCTGTTTATCGGAATATTTACTTATTTCTTTTTGTTTGTCTTTCGATAATGATAAAATTTTTTTAAAATTATATTCATCTAACTTTAATAGTTCACCAATAATTGTTGTTTTACCAATATTTGAAATTCCATCAATATTAATTATTACTCTATTTTGTGCTTTTAATTTAGAATTTTGTTGTATTTTTTCCCATTTATCCGAATATGATTTTCCACCATAATATACTTTAAACGAATCTGTATGCATATTGTTTCCTCCAATATTTTTTTATAAAAATTTTTCTAATATATTAGAAATATTATTCTTACTTTTTTGTTTCTTTAAAACATAAATATTATCACCATAAAAATTACCATACCCAAATTTCAATTGTCGATAATAATTTATATTATAATTTTTTGCATTTTTACCTTTTGACTCACCGTAATCTTTAATTATATGTTGCTTTAAAATAAACCCCCTTTTTAATATCATATTTTTTAGTATTTCACCAACTTCGATTTCTTCACTATTTTTATAAATATTTCCACATGCCAATATAAAATATCCATTATCCTTTAATCTATCAACAGAATTATCAAGTATTTCATTCCACCAAGTTAAAAATTCAGTTAAAGTTTTTTTAGTTGAACCATCTTCAGGTTTATCACTATATTTAACCATATCCCAATATGGAGGATGTGATAAAATCATTTGAAAATTATTCCCTGCATTAAATGTTCTACTGTCCCCATATTGTATTTCTGGTATCGACGGATTAATATCATTAATAACAATTTCACGATTTAACATTTTTCCAATTCTTAAATCTGTTCCAGAACCACCAAATTGAGACCAAATTTTATCATTCTTTTTTGTAAATCTAATAATCATTTGATATGGTATTTCTGGAATTCATAAACCATGAAAATTTGAATCATTTGAAGGAAAATTCTCGCGTTTTGGAATTATAAAATTACCAAATACCGGTATATTACTACTATTTGTTAATCATCTTGAATTTGTTGTAATATTATAATCACTATCTTCCCCCAAGTAATTTTTCCAATTTTCTAAATCAATATCTGAATGATTTGATGTTTTCAATTATCCCCCATATTAATACTTTCGTAATATTTTAATTATTTTCTTTTCTGTTTCATTAGATAAAATATTACAACTATAAATTTCATCATCAACAATATCAATAATTTTATTAATATCATTTTTTTTAACATGCATTAATTGCAATTTTTCATTTAGTTTAATAACATCAACTTTTTGAATAAGGTCTTGTTGATAAACTAAATCATAAACATAATCAATAAAATCTTCAATATTTTTCTTTTTCATTTCTTACTCCTTTTTATTTTTACATTATATTATAACAAAAAATATATGTTTTTAAAATAAAAAAAAATATAAATAAAATGCCCATAATTTCTTATGAGCAAATTTAGTTTAATTTATAGTAATTATATAACTTTTATATTATATACTTTTTTACTTTATATATTTAATACATTTATATATTAAATTCCAGTTGAACTAAATCCTCCATCTTGTCGTGTTGAATTTTTTTCTATTGATAATTCATTATATTTATCTTGTTCAACTTCTTGTAATATAGTGTTATAATTATTCACAATAATAAATTGTACAAGTTTTTGATTTTCATTAATTACTACTGGTGTATTACCAACATTTATTAAATTTAAAAATATTTCTCCCAAATAATCAGAGTCAATTAATTCCGCGCCAATTAATAAATTAAATTTTGATGCAATTCCAGATTTATTTGTTGCATCTAATCCTTTATCATTTGGTAATATTACTTTAATTCCAGACGGAATTAAAACACCTTGTTGTGGTGATAATTCCATACAATTCACCCCATGAATATTATTAAATTTAATATTTGGATTATTACTTAATATTTTTTGTTTCATTGCAGAATCAATAATTGGTACAAAAAAATCAATACCCAAATCTCCTTTATGTGCAATTGCTGGTGATTTTACATCTCGTACTTTTACATATTTAATTTTAACATCTTCTAATACATTATTCATTTTTTAACTCCTTATTACTTATTATTTATTACTTATTACTTATTATTTATTACTTAAATGGATATTCCCATTTAACACCACAACTCATTTTTCCTTGATGACATTTTTTACATTTTGCCTCCATATAGCAATCTGGTCCTACTAATTTAAATAATTCTGGAAAATGATTTATGCAATGTTCATACATTTTTGTAGTAACAATTTGCATTTCCTCAACATTTCTATGACATAATCGTAAATTAAATAAATTTATTAATGACCTTGCATTAATTGTAATTATTAAATTATTTTCCATTCCTCCAGGTAATATTTGTCTTGCTTCTCATTTTGGAACATTATTATCAATTAATTTAGAATATAATTTTATTGTATTTTTAAAATTTTCTTCAACTTCTTTATTATTAACTAATGACTCATCGACAACTAAATTATATTCATTATATGTTTGATAGTGTTGTGAACCTGATGTATATGAAGCGTGTCTGTGTCTTGTTATTTGTGTTAAAAAATTTCTACTTGCTCCAGTAATTACAAATGTATAATTAATATGCTCAAACAAACTGGTATGATTTGCATTTAATAAAAATTTAATTTGATTAGTCATTTCTGAATGTGATATTTTTTTAAAATTTTTTTTCATTGTAATATTCATTAACAAAGTTATTAACTCAATAGGATTTTCAGTTTTTCTAATTAACTCTACCGTAATATCATTATATGTTTTAATCATTTTTCTCAATTTCCTTTATTAAATTATAAATTATATTCGCAATTTGTTTTGGTGATAATACACTTGAATCTATCACAAATTTATATCGATAATTACTGCGATTAAACTCTTCTAAAAATTTAATCTTAATATCATCAATATCTTTAATATCAATATTTTTATTATCAAATCTATCAATAATAACATTAGTATCCGCTGTTATTAAAATTAATACAACATTTGGTAGTTTTAACTCTAATTGCCTAATATAATTCGGATAATAATTTCTGTATAATTGTCCATACACACATTCAGATAAAAATAGTCTATCCATAATATGATTATTTGTATGTTGCAAATTAATAGTTTTTTGTTCATATAATTGTTTAGTTTCTAATTTTGATTTACCAGCAGCGTTATGTTCTACTGTGAAATCATCTAATTTTAATAATTCAGTTATAACTGTGCTTTTACCAACACAATCACACCCTTCAATTAATATATTCATATTTCCTCCAATTTTAATAAGTTATCATTATATTATAATAAATTAATTGATAAATTAAAATTTATTTTATTTTATTTTATTTTATTTTATTTTATTTTATTTTATTTTATTAAGTAAAAAATATTTCTTTTTTCCAAACCATTGGAACAATAATTGCTGATGGTAAATAATTTTTCATATTTTTTGCACCAACTATATTTGCAGAATGAATATAAACATGTTTAGGCGTATACATTTCATTTTTATATAAAAATTTTGCAACTGTATATCCACTTCCAACTAAATTTTCATCTCCTAAATCATGGTCTAAAAACAAATATTTAATAGTAATATCTTCAAGTATAGTTATTGCTTTATATGCATTACTTTCAATTATAATATTACAATTTTTAAAATTTTTTTTAAATTGTTCAATTCTGTCAGCATCATCTTCTAATATTAATACATTAACCATTAGTTACTCCTTTATAATTTTTGTTATATAAATTCAAATATTTTTAATATCTTTATTTTTATTATTTAACATTTTATTTACTCTTAATATTTAAGATTGGTTTCACATTATATAATATTTCAACTGTTTCTTTAATATTTTTTTTAATAACATTTGAATCTTTATAAACATCTGGTGCTTCATCTAATACACTCTTTACAATTGATGATGAATATATTCCATCCATTTGTTTTTTAAACTCTGATAAACTTAATTCTCTTTTTGCTTGCATTCTTGATAAAATTCTTCCAGCACCATGTGGAGCAGAATAATTCCAATTTTTATTTCCTTTTCCTTTAGCAATTATTAATCCGTCTCTCATATTAAAAGGTATAATAACAACTTCATCTTTATGTGCAGAAATTGCACCTTTTCTAATTATGTTATCTTGAAAATTAATATAATTATGAATTGATTCAATTACTTGAATTTTACTAAATGAAAAATAATCAAGAATTTTTTGCATCATAATTTTTCTATTTAATTTTGCATATTCTTGACCAATTATCATATCAATTAAATAATTCTTTAATTCATCATTTTCTAAATAATATTCTTTATTACCTTTATTACTTTCTTTTTTTGATAAATTATTATATTTAATTTTTAATTCTGAAATTAAATCATTATAATCTTTTGGATTATTATTTAATTTCAATAATTCTAACTCTTTTTGATACATTTCTTTAGATTTTTCTACATCAATTAAATTATGTAATTTTGCAATATTTGTATGATATTTACAAATTTGTTGTCCAAGATTTCTTGAACCTGAATGAATTGTTATCCAAACATTACTATTTTCATCTTTACCAAATTCTATAAAATGATTACCACCTCCTAAAGTACCAACACTATTTTCAATTCTTGTTAGTAATTTTCTGCAATCTTTTCTTTTTGATAAACTTTCACTATATTTTTTAATCATTAATTTAAATTTACTATAATCAAAACCTGTATAAAATTTATCAACATACACTTTAATTAATTTTGTTACTTCTTTAAAATCGAATTCTTTTTCAAAATTAAATTTATTAGTTTCTGGATTATGAATATTAAATCCCATTGGAATAATTTTTCTAATAACTTCATCTATCGTTTTTAAATTATCATCAGTAAATGTATGTTTACCAATATTAACTGATAACATTCCACAACCAATATCTACTCCAACTAATTCTGGATTTAATTTTTTACCCAATTCCATTGTAAAACCAATAACAGAACCAGTACCAGCATGACAATCGGGCATTATTTTAATTGGATTAGTAAATGTTGAATTATTAGTCATATCTGAAATTTGTTTAAATGTTGTGTCATCAATTTTGTCAATCATTATATCCGCTGTCGTATGACTTCCTTTAATTGTCATCATAATTATAACTCCTTTTTGTTTTTTTATTATTTATTATTTATCACTTATCACTTATCACTTATCAAAATATTATAATTAAAATTTTTGTTTTTTAAATTTTTTTTAATTTTTTTTAAATTTTTTTTAATTTTTTTTAATTTTTTTTAAGTTTTTTATTTTTTTTTATTTTTTTTTAATTTTTTCAATTCAAATATTTATTTTTTTATGGTATTTTTATAAATAAATTTTTATATTATAATATAATTAATATTTTTTTAAAATTTTTTTATTTTTATTTTATTATAAAAAAATGTGTATGATTTTACACATACACATTTATAATTTCTAAGTATTTTAAATTAATAAATTAAAACATAATTATTAACCACATTTACTAAATCCACATTCCGGATTAGTACACGAAATACATCCTTCAACATAAATCATTTTTGAACCACATTCAGGACAAATTTCTTTACTCTCAACTCCATTCTCAATTAAACTCATTAAATGTTTTCTAATCCAAAATATTAAACTTGATATTGATTCAGTAAATTCTTCTAAACAATTTACAATTTCGATAATTTTAATATTATGTCTTAATGCCATAGATATTACTCTTGAAATTTTATCAACATTTGATTGTTTATTCATTTTTTCTTTTAATGAATCTATTAACATATCAGAAATATTATATTTCTTTAATAAATTAATTAAATTATCAATAACATCATTCGTTACATTAGTTTTTTCTGTATTATTTGTCACAATAAAAAATTCAAACGGTTTTTTCATTTTTTCAGTTACATATCCAACCATAAAATAATACTTTTTATTTTTTCCCAAATTAATTTTAGTACGTTTTAAATATGATTTCTTTGGTGGATTTATACCTTCAGTTATAACATTATCTCCATATTGTTTATATAATCTAATTAATTCATGTTCCGTTATTTCACTATTAGATTTATCTGTAACTTTATTTAATACACCAGTTCTACATCCGTCCCGATAGACAGTTGTCCCTTTAATATGCAATTTATGTGCTAATAAATAAGCATTTGAAACATCTTCTTGTGTTGCTGATGATGGTAAATTCACTGTATTATGTGTGGGAATACCATTTGCATAATATGAATGTGAATTATCATTTATTTCTAAATCCCCAGTTTGAACACCTTTAATAAATTCAATTTTAGTTACTGTTTTTATTCGCGGAAATAATATTGCACGTAAATTAAAAATATGCTCATTAGTTACATTATCAAAATTTAATTTTTCAATATCTTTTTTCATTTGCTCAATTGATGTAGTATCTCTATATTCTTTTGATATTAATTCATTTGTATTACTTATTGATTTTAAATAATTCATTTTTTTCTCCTATCTAAATTTCTTTGATATATGTGGACATTTATTCATTTTACAATACTCCCTCTTTTTTAAAAATAAAACAATTACGGTTTTATTTGCATTCCAATTTTTACATCACTTAGTTTTTCCCATTTATCATCTATATAAACTTTATGATTTAATGTTCCACTAAATGTTGAATTATCATCAAACGTTAATTTTATTACATTTTGTATACCATTATTATATAATGATTTTATTTCTACATTTTCTTTTTTATGATTTTTTAAAACAAAATTTTCTTGACTAACATCAAAAAATTCATCTTCATTAATATGTTTATTTTCAAATAATTCATCCATATAATAAATTTTATTATTAATAATGACCATGGTGTTTTTTATATCCACACATTTAGATATACTTCCATCAATAAATTCTTGAAATTTTGCTTGTGTTTTTATATGTTGTTCGGGTGTTACATCTTCTGCAGTAACTAAATATTCCTTATATTCATCATATAAATTTTGCTCTTGTAATTCTTTAACAATTTCTGGTACAATTATTCTTTTTCCTAAAACATCATTTCTTTCATACTCAAATTGAAAATATGGTTCTAATCCACCATTAACATTTACTAACATTGACGTTGAATTGTGTGAAACAGTTCCATCTTCTAATAAATAGTAATGAGATTTATTTACTTCAATATCATACGTATGTTTATTTTCATGATTAATCGATTCAATTTGTTTTGTTTTATATTTTTTCGGTAATTTTATTAATTTCATTACTTCCTCCTTTATGTATTAAGTTAAATCAACAATTATTTCATCGGACTTCGTTAAATCTTTAACAGACTTCCAATATCCATATCCTTCTTTTTCTGTTGATTTTACTAAAAATTTATGTTCATTAGTCCCAACAAAAGAAGTATTGTCATTAAATTTAATATTATTAACTGCACCATAACCATTATAAAATAATCTATTAACTGTTTGAATTTCACCATTGATATTAATTACATTAAAACTATTTTTTAAATCAATCCATTGTTTTTTACCAATTTTTTCTAAATCGATATAATTAATATCATTTTCAATTAATATTTCTTTAATTGATTTAATACCATCAGTTGTTTTAATTTTAGTTTCAAAAATCGAACACCCAGTAGGAGCAATATTTAAAATTTTACCATTTCTTAAACCATATTTATTAACCAAATCAATTGTTTCTTTTGAACATTTATTTAAGTAATACGGATTTAATTCGTAATCATTATATACAGGTGCTTTGCCTAATTTTTTTGCCCGTAATGCAGAATATTTATATGATTTATCTAATATAAATGTCATTAATTTTTCAATAAATTTTAATGATTCTTCAGAACCATATTTTATTTTTTTCAAAATTAATAAATCAGCATACCCCATTAAACCAAGTCCCAAATCTCTATAATATTTTTGATTTTTTTCAATTCCTTTATCAAAATATTGTTCAGTTTCAATTGATTCATCTAAATAATCAATACCATTTTTAATTATATTATCAAGCATATCCCAATTAATATTATCTGGATATTTTTCAATATCTGATGTATATAATAATTTTAAATTAATTGATGCGAGATTACAACTTGAACCACTACCATCTTTTCCAATTGGTAATATTTGTTCTCCACAATCTACATTTAAAATTGAATTCTGATAATAATTTTTATTAATTATGAATGGGTTACTTATTTTTTTAATTTTCATTTTCTATCTCCTTAATAATATTATTTAAATTTTTCCTTATCACCTATTTAATAACAATTATATATTATAATAAAGAAAAAACTTAAAATAATTATTCCAATTCATCATTTTCCCGTAAATCAATTGCAAATTTTTGTTCATTATTTTTTAGATTAACTACGTCATAAATATTAAAATTAATATTATCATTAACAACAACAATTTCAGTGTTTACATATTCTTGCTTATTTAAAACACTAAAAAAATTATAATTTGGAATAGCAGTTAAATCATATACATCTTGTTTATAATTCAATTCACCTATATTTATAATATTTGCAACTTTTCCGCTATTTGTTTGTATCTTTGGTAATTCAGTTGATTTTAACAAATCTTCAATTTTAATTTTATTATATTTTTCATCATAAAATTTATGTTGTTTATTAGTTAATCTATATTGGTTTATATCAAATTCAGTTTTTATAATATCATCATTTTTTTCTGTAATTCCAACCCATTCCAATTCTGAATTAAACAATTTACCATCTTTATTTTGTGTTATTATTTTTAATTGAGGATATTCTTCTTTATATTTTTTTAAATTCTCAATTTTAATCCAACCAATATTAGTCATAACTAATGTTTCACCAACTACACATGGATTTGTTGTATTAATATAAGTTGCTTTTTTATAATTATTTGTTTCATTAACATTATCTTCAAATATAATTCCTGGTTCTCCAGTTTTCCAAGCATTTTCAATAATATTATCCCATAATTTTCTTGCCTTTATTGTTTCATAAACAAGAACAGGATAACCGTTTTCAATCCATTCTCGTATATTCCCTGTCCAATGTTCATTATAAAATTCTTTTCCAACTTTTTTAAAATCTGGAAAAATTAAATCATAATCTTCATCATTTTCAACTGCATCAATAAACTTCTTATCAATAAAAACAGATATATTCATATTTTGTAATTTAGTTAAATCTTGTTTAACATTTATAAAATTAAATATATCTGGGTGATTACAATTAAGTAAACCAATTAATGCACCACGTCTATTTCCACCCTGTGTTATTGTTTCTTGTGTTTTTGCAAATCGTTCTATAAATGGAACAACACCAGAAGATGTAATATTTGCCCCCTCAAATTCTTCTTTAATTTTTGCTCGTTTAGGTCTAAGCACTGAAAAATTAACACCAATTCCACCTCCTTTTGATGAAACTGTGTCAGAACGTCTTTCTAAATCAGAAATCCCTAATCTTGAATCTCTACCTTCATTATTAAGATTTTTGAAACCAAGTGCATAACAATTAAATAATGTTCGTAACTGTTCATATCCTCTACCAGTTAAATGCCTTCCTGCAGGTATAAATTTTCCTGTATATAATAAATCAAATTGTTCATTATTATATGAAACACGTTCACACATTTCTTTATATGTTTCATTATTTATTTTATATTTCTTTTTAAAAACACTTTCATTAAGTTTAAAAGGTAAAATGTTATCTTTTTCTTTTTCAGTATTCTCATTTTTTAAATTATTTTTATTTAGCATTAATCCCCCGTTTATTCATAATTATCAACTGACTCTATTATAAATGCAATATTGAATTTAACAATTTCATTATTTGGTTTATCTGATTCTGAATCTGAAATAAATTTACTAACTGTTACTTCAAAACCTCCAGTACCGAGACTATAATTATCAAGATTTTTAACTAATGTAGTATATACACCTTCAAATAATAATTCTTCAGCAACTGTTTTAATTATTTCAATTGTCATTTTTTCAATTTTCCAATATTTCCAATTCATAAAATCCATAACTTTAATAATTTTTTCAAAATCAATATCATTTAAATGATTAATTATTTCATCATATAATTCAATATCATATGAATGTATAAATTTTTTAAAATCCATTAAATTTAAATTTTCTTTTTTGTTTTCTTTTTCATTTTTGTCTTCTCTACTCATGATTACTCCTTTTTTTGCTTTTAAAATTTTTTTGAAAATTTTCCTGTTGCGTTATATTCATCAACTTTTTCTTGCATAGTTTCTAACTTTGCTTTATTATATATTGCGTTTAATTTTTGTGCTTCTGTTAATTCAAAATTATGTTCTGAATTTTTACGTTTTATATTTCTTGATGTACTTTCAAACTCCCTTACTAATGTTTGTATTGCATAATCAAATTTATCTTCAGAACGATATATCGTCTTTTTAAGTTTAAAACCACATAAACATTTTATTGAAATTGCATAATTTCCAGAACTTTTTAACTCTCCACGTGCAGTAGTTATTATTCTATTACAAAACGGGCAATGTAATGTTTTTTTCAATGGTATTTTTATTTTTTTCATATTTACCCCTATAATTTATTTTCTTATATTATTATAATTTAAATTATACAAATTTAAAAAATAAATTAAATTATTTTGTTGTATTACCATTTTTATTTACACTACCACTGTCAAGTTTATTTGTATTTTTATTTTCAGTTTCTTTTTTATCTACACGTGAATTAATAAACTTTTGTAAATCATTTATATACTTAAAGTGTAATATTGACTCTGGATAAAATGCAGAAAATTTATCAACATCAAAATGTTTAACACCAATTATTTTAAGTTTATTTGCAACATAATCAGCAAATAATTCGGGATTATCAATAAAATTTTCTGCACCAAATATTGTTCTTTTTCTATACACTTTCATTTTTACCTTCTTATACTTTTAATATTTTATCTTTATTTTCAATTAAATCATAATTTTCAGAAAAATTAAATTGACTGTCCCAAATTATTGCCCATTCATATATTCCAACAGTTAATTGTTTATTTTGTTGCAATTTTGATTTAACACTTTTAACTCGTTTAAAAAATTTTTTATATTTATCAAAATCTTTATGATTATTCATATATTCCAATACTATTGATTTAACCTTATTACTATAAATAAATTCAGAAAAAGGTTCTAATACTTGTCTGTCAAAATACTCTTCATAATCCATAGAAATAATATCAGAATATTTTTCAAAAATATAAAAATGTTCAGGATTTAAACAAATTTCTTTTTTCTCAAATTCCCCGCTTTCAGGATTTTTATATTTAACAAAAAACATATATGGTTTATCTTCACTGGTAATATTTACACCATCGAAAGTATTTGCTAACATCCCAGCTTTAACATGTTGAGGCATTGTTTTATTATACGCATTAAACGGTTTACTAAATGCTTTAACAATTCCAATCTCTTTTAATGGGGATTTTAAAATTAAATCGTATACATCTTGTAAATCTTTATATGTTATAATATCTCTAACAGTTTTATTTGCTAATGTATTTAATTCAGTTTTTAAAATTGATGGTGTATCTTTTCTAATAATAGATAATCCTTTAATATAAATTGAACCATCCTTTCTAATTGCATAATATCGTTTTTTAACACCAGAACTGAAATAATAATCTAAATAATTTTCATATTCCAATTCTAATAAATTAAATTTTGGGTCAAATTCTGGATTATAAACATTAATAAATTCTTTACGTAAAACATCATTAAATTCTGAACTAAATATCTCATCAATAGTTTTATCATCTTCATGTCTAAATGATGTGAATACACTATCAGTATCTATATATGTAATAAACGGCCGTTCTGTATGTTTATAAATAAATTTACTAACTTTATAATTATCTTCATAATCATCTTTTGAGTCTTTAAAACTTCGTGACATATTCTAACTCCATTTTTTTATTTGTTTATTTATTACCTTTAAATCATTTTTTAAATTTTTTAAAGTTAATTTATTATCTTTTGATTTTTTTTCAATTGAATTTAATTTATCGATTTTTTTTAAAATATTTTTTTGTAATATAACTGCTTGTTGAAATAATGCTTCTTTTTCTTTTTTTGTTATTCGTTTTTTAGATTTTGATTTACTTTCTACTTTTTTTTCATAATCTTTTCTATGTAATGTCGGAGTTTTTTTAGTTTTTTCTTTAATCAATTTACCTTTTTCATAGTAATCACCATTTAAATCAGTGAATTCACCCATGAATTGCCATCCTCTTGGTTTTGTTGATTTAATTTTTTTATCTACTTCAGGAAATCCAAATTGTTTAAATAACTTTTTTTGAACACATTCATTACATATAACTGATTTTGCATTATCACCAACATTGTATACTATCTTATTACAATGTTTACATCTTAAATTTTTCATAATATCTCCTGTTAAACTGTTTTTTATTTTACAATTTATTATAACTATAAAAATTAATAATTAAAAAATTAATTTAATTATTTTAACTTATTAACCTTAAATTGGTTTCTCCAAACATTTAATTTATTTTCAAATAACCTTGATAAATTTGAATCTAAAAAATAAGATGTTCCATAATCATCTTTATTTCTAATTATTCTACCATTCCCTTGCACTATTTTTTGAATTGTTGTAATTGTATAAATATCTTTATATAAATCAGCAATCATTTTCATTCTTGGTGATGCTAAACTTGGAAATGGTGTTTTAACAACTATATTAAATCTGGCATTATCATCTGGTAAATCTATTCCTTCCCAAATTGAAGGACTTATTAAATATAATTTTTTACCATTTTTGTAATCATCAATTATAGATTCTAATTTTTCACCTTGAGTATGAATATATAATTTTTTATATAATGAATAATCTGACATTTTAATATTATTAACAATTTGATTTAATAAATAAAACGATGTTACTTGTATAATTCCTTTTTCATTTGAATGATGATTTAAAATTTCAATAATTATATCTGTTATAACTTTAACGTTTTCAGATTTTTTCAAATAATTATAATTATAACTTGCATGATTTATATAAAATATTTGTTTATTATTAATATCAAATACCGGTTCTGCATTTATAAATGACATTTCACTCGGGTCAATACTTAATGTTTCAGAAATATAAACATCTGATACAGTTGCTGACATTAATAAATTATACTTACTTGTTGCAACAAAATCTTTAAAAATATTTTTCATAAAAATCGGTTTAAAACTAACTTCCCCGTTTTCAATATGTCCGACATAATTATTACTTGACTCATCATCAAAAACATATGCTTTCATTAATGAATATGATAAATATTTTTGCCAAAAATGACTTCTAACTTTTAACAATGTTTGATAATCTTTAGATTTTAATAAACTATCTTTTTTTGAATCAGGTGTTTTATCTAAAATATCATACATTATTGCAGTATATATACTTGAAATATATTTACAATAATTAAAAAAGTTATCAACCTCTTCTTTTAACTCATTATCGATTTGGTTATATTGATATTCTTTATTAAAAATTTCTTTATAATTTTCTAATTCCGTTACAACATAACCAATATAATCATAAGATACTGAATTAATTTTATCAATCATTTTATTAATAATTTTTTCAGATATTTTAATTTCAAACATATTTGTAAAAATATCATTAAGCATATGCACTTCATCAAATACTGTTATTGTTGAAGTTTTTAATTTATGAACAAACATTTTATCAGTTAAATAATATGAATAATTTGTTACAATATTTTTCTTATGCTCTAATTGTTTTTTCATTGTATTATATTCACAAGTTTGACATTCTCCGGTCATTAATCTTTTGTTAACATTTAATAAACAATCTTCCGCAGTAAATGCATTATAATCATCATCTGAAATATTATTTGTATGATTTAATGCTGGACATTTATAATTTGAAGCACCCTTAACTAATACAAAACCATTCTTATCTTTAATATCATAATATTTACTAAATGTTTTATAATATTGATTACCTAAAATATTAGTATGACTTAAAAATTCACCTTTTGCCATATTAAAATTACTATTATTTATTTTACTATCCGATACTGGATTTTCTATTGCATCCAAAACCATTGAAGTTATAACACCAATAAATGATTTTCCAACACCAGTAGGAGCATTCAAAACAACATACCGTTTTTTATTATCAATAAAATCAGTTATAATTTCATTAATAATTTTAATTTGATTATTAAATGGTTTTGAATTTATTAATTGATACTGTCTTAAAATTATATTTTCATATTTAAGAATTTTACCATTACTTTTAATATCTTTCATTTTACTTTCCTTCAGTTATTCCTTTATAAAAATTCGGTAGTTTAACTTCACCATATTTACTATTTAAATATTTTGACATTTTTGTCCATTTATATTGACCTTGAAAATAATTTTCAGCAACTCTTATTAATTTTCTACCATAAAATGTTGTAGCATCTGCAACTCTAAAATTATTTAATCTGAAAAATTTAGATGCCATAGCACCGTAACTACTATTTAAAATAATCTTAAATACATATTGACGTTTATCTAATACTTTATAATTAACATTATCTTTATCATATTTTTTCATTTCACGTTTAAACTGTTTTCTATCTTTATATAATTCAAATAATGAATCTGGTAATATACCTATTTTTGTTTTATGACTCATAAATATATAACGTTTTTCAACTAATTCATCAGAATATCCTGTATCACTAAATTTAATATTATTTTTTATTAATTCTGGTAATATATCTCTATCAATATCTAAACCATTATTTTCAGCAATAGTATGAGAAATTATAAATGTTTCAGGACTTAGATTCATAATCATTTCAGTTGTCGGATATAAACTTGCATAATCAAATATTCCCAAATTTCGTTGTACTCCTGCGACAACAGGTTCTTTCACATAAGCACCCATATATTTTACTTGTTCTTTTAATGTATCTGCAGGAAATATTTTTTTAGTATTATTATAATATCTTGAAATTAAAAAATGGTCAATTAATACAGTTTGTTGAAATTTTTGACTTAATTTTGTAATATTTGTAATATCTTGAATCATATAAAATAAATCAAACATTTGCAATTTAGCATCAAGTTTTTTCAATATTTCAACATCTCTATAACCATATTTAATAAATCCTTCAAAATCATCTTTCCAATCTTTCCAAGAAGATGCTTTAATTTTACTCATATCGTCACCTAACAAATTAACTGCAATATCATCTAATTTATTTGTAGGCATTTTAATATTTAACATTGCAACTGCATCCATCATATCAATGTGGTCAACTCCTTTAATAGTTGTAAAGAAATTATTTTTTCGTGAATTATATTTACACATTACCCATTTTGTAGGACTTATTGTTGCAAATGTTTCTTTTAATCCTAAATTAGATGCTCTATTAATTAAATAGGGAACATCATATCCACCAGAATACCATCCACTTATTACATCAGGAGATAACATTTTAAATAATTTTATAAATACTTCAAATAAAATTAATTCAGATGTACATTTTATTAAATTTAAAATTTCACCATTTTCACCAGTTTGCACTTCTGATATTACTGATTCTTTATTATTTTTAAATGATTCATGTCATGAAATAATATAATACTCATCTGATAATGATGAATATAATTGTATAGAAGTAACTGGTTGCATAGCCATTTTTGGTTTATTTGACTCTGGGTTTTTAACATCATACCATGTTTCAATATCAAATAAAACAAGATGTCTATTTTGACTCCATTCAATTGTATCAGAATGTTCATTTAAATATTTTAATTCTGGTGATATATCTAACATAAACGCATTATGCTTTATTGTATTTTGAAGTATTGTTTGTTTTTTATTCCTTGAAATAATTCCATATTTAAATTTTAATTTATTAATTTTAAATTTTAATAATTTATCTCCAAATAATGATTCATAATTTTGTTGATTAGTATTTTCATCTATTGAAACAAATGGTTCGATAGATTTATTTCCAATATATTCTTTTAATTCTTCTAATTTATCAATTGGATAATAAAAAAAATCTATAAATTTTTCTACAGTTATATGTGGTTCATTATTATCATCCCACCATTTTAAAAAAATATTATATATTCCATTTCTAAAATCCGGTTCACTTCAAATTTGAGTTATTTTCATAATGTCTCCTTTAACATCTAATTTATTACTAAGTTATATTATTATAATAAAAATTTTAATAATTTAAAAATAAAATTTTAAGTATTCAAAATAAAATTTTAATAATTTTAAAATTGTTAAAATGCTTCAAAAAACGCGTTCTAAGAGCTTCTGAAGTTGTAGACGAGTATTTATACTAATTTTTTATTTTAACGATTCTTCAAAAATGTAAGTCATTGATATATAAGGATTTATAAAAAATGAGGACTTAATTTTTAAAACGATGTAAGTTATTGATATATAATGAGTTATAAAATATCGTTAAAAAAATAAAATATAGTTAGTGTAGTTAATTAAACGAATTTTTATATTATAATTAATTATTGCATAAATTAAAAAAAATTCTCAATTATTTTGTGTAATTAAGAATTTTTTAACTAAAATTTGAATTATTTTTACACTATATTTATTTTTGTTTATATCTAAACATATTTTGAAATATTAATTTTCCACCATCATTATGTAAATAAGTTGCACCACGCAATGTTCGTTTATATCGTACTGAAGATAACCAGATAATTTTACCACAAATATCACATTTGAATTTAAACTCTTTAGTTTTTCTATCGTTTAATATTTTAATATTTTTTGAATCTGTAATATCATATTCTTTTTGACTTATTTCCTTTTTGTGAGTAGATAATAATTTATATTCAATTGATGCAGTACTTTTATAAAATTGGTAATAATCTATCTTATTTATATATGCAATAATTTTACAAATCTTATGAAACTCTTTTCCATGATGTTTTATATCTTTAAAGTAATTTCGTGGATTATTTCCATAAACAAGTTTAACAAACATATGACCAATTTCATGCGCGAGTATATAAGTTGAATAATGATTAATATTAAATTTAGCATAATCCATATTTAAAACAAATTCAAAATCATTATATTTATCAGAATTTACACGTGTCGAAATACACTTACCAACAATATTACTATTACCCATTATAAATGTAATGCGATAAGTAAATAATTTTTCATTAATTTTTAATTGTTTAGCGGTATTATGAATATATTGTTTTGCATTATGTTTAATTAATTTTTTAATTTCAAGTTTATTCATTTTATAACTCCTTTTTAAAACTTTTTATAACTTTATTTTTATTACATTCTATTATAATTAAAAATTTTAATTTTTAAAAAAAAATAAAAAAACTGATACAATATGATAAGTATTATACCAGTTTTTAATTTTTAATTTTATAATTTTTTAATAATTTATGAACATAACTTAACTAATAATTATATCCTGCACTTTGTTTCATTTTTAACGCTAATTTTTTTCTAATTGTTTCCAATGCTTTATTAACGATATTTTTAACAGATGCTGAAGTAATATTAAAATCTTTTGCAATATTTATATCAGTTACATTACCATATTCATTTTTATATTTACTATTATCAACAAAACCATATTTAATATTAATAATATCACGTTCACGTTTTGGTAATGAATTAATAATTTTTTTCAATTCTTTAACATTTTTTAATTTTTGATATTGTTTTGCAAAATCACCTTCATCACCAGTTAATGTATCAAAACCACCAAACTCTCTATATGTTTTTGATTTAGTATTTCTCGATGTTTGAGTTGCATCACCACTAACAACATGTCTCATTGCGACATTAGATTTACCGTGTTTTTTAATATCGATGACATTTAATTTTTTAAGATTATTTTCAAATTTATCCGAATAATGATTTGGATTTAATATTACTTCTCTTAACCAATTAAATAAATATGTTGAAAATTTAATTCCTTTATCTGGTTTAAAACCATTAATTGCTCTTGCTACATTAACAACCATTGCATTAAAAACTTCATCAAATGAAATATCTTTTTTGAAATTTGTTAATTTAGAAGAATTTTTCCAAATTAAATTTGCTATCATTAAACCATATTTCTGAATAATTAAATCAAAATCTTTCTTATTAGGATGTTTCTTATAACTTTCAACTGCTGCAACAACATCATCTTCTGTCGGTAAAACTTTTTTTGCGATATTTTTATTTAAATATTTTTTAAGTGAATTACTTGGTTGACGTAAACTACCGTTATTTTCATTTAATTCCAAATATTCGTTATCACTTAATTGACCTTCTTTAAGTCGTATTAACATTGTCAACTCCAAATTAGTAATGGTTTTATTTTCTTTAATATGTTTTTTATTGTAATTTCTTACAATATCTGATATTAATAAATCATAAACATATGCACCAGCATAAATTTCTTCTAAGTTATTTAACATTTTATTGGTTATTAAACTACCTTCATTAACTTTTAAATTTGACTTTAAACTTTCAATTCAATCCATTTCAGTTTGTGGTATATAAAATTTCATATAAATTTATTCCTTATGTTTTATTTATATTAACTATTCAATAAATAATTTTTTATAAAAAAATATTAAAAAAAAACTAAATTATTATGTAACTAATTTTATTACCCTTTATTAATACTCAAATTTAGCGAATGGATGTAATATCCTATTAAATAATTTAGCTTTAGTTCGATTAAATGCAACAGTTTTTTTATATTGTTTAATTTCATTTATAATCGATTTTGGAATAGCTTTTTCCTCTGCCATAAATTCTAACGGTTCTGAATAAACTAACCATTTATTTATATTAGAATTTGGTAAAGATTTTTTTTCATTTTCAGGAACATTTAATAATGTAAAATATTCACAATATATTTTTGATGTATTTGAACAAAATGAAAAATTAATTTCCAAATCATCTATTTTCTTTGTAGTTTTTTCTACACCTTTTGTATCCAATGCTTCAGTTAGTAAATACAAAGATTCTTTAACCGTTTGCAATATTCTATTATCTTCTCTAATAGTTTTAATTAAATCAAATGAAGTATCATCATAAAAAATATATAAACCGGCACCTATAAAAAATGTAAGTATTTTATATATTTCTTCATTTGTTAAATCATCTGCATCCACTTTATTTATCGTATAAAATAAATTAAATGAAACAGTATCTTCAATATCACTAAATAAATCTTCTTTTTTATGAATGTTAATTTTCAGTTTTGTCATCATTCCCTTCTTGTAATTGTTCATCATCTGATTTTTGATTATCATCTGATTTATCATTTTTATCAGAATCAATTTTACCACTAACTGAATCTGAAACAGTCATTGCTTTAATTTTCTTTTCTTCCATAACTGATGAATAATTTTTTTCAAATAATAATTTTTCTTTTTCGATGTCATTAACATTTCTAATTTTAACAATTAATTTACTTGCAATCATTTTTAAAATTGGTATTTTAAATTCTGGATGTTCTTTTAACATTTCCATAAAACCAGAATCACTTCTAAATTTATAATCATCAGCAATAATTTCTCCAGTATCTGGGTCAGTTATTGTAATTTTAAAATAACCACCTGCTCCACCAGTGACCAATTTATATTTCTTTAACTCTTCTAACCAACTACCTTCATTTTCAACACCACTTGAAAAATAAATATTAAATTTTGTTGAATTATAAAGTGTTCCAAATCTCGATTTAGTTACATTTAAATTTCCCTTAACACCAATTACTTGTTCAATACCATCTTGTTTTTCTTTTATCTTTCCAGAACTTCTTAATCTTAAACTTAATGATGAATAAAATTTTAATGCATCTCCACCAGAACTTTCTACATACGGGTCTTCAAATAAACTTGCACCTAATTTTTGTCTTAATTGTGATGTTACAACTAATGCAACTTTTTGACGTTTTATATTATTAGCAATTTGTTTTAATGAACGTGAGTTAACTCTTGCTTTATGTGTTGAATATCCTCCTAATTCATGATTTTTTGCTTCAATATCATGTTTTGAACTTGCAGAAGTCATTGAATCAATTATAATTAATATTTTTTTATCTGAAAATTGCTCTCGTATTGATAATATAATTTCATCAATATAGCTATAAATATTTTCAATAATTTCTTCTTCAACCAAAATCATATTATTTGTATCAACACCTAATCGTTCCCAAAATGCTGATGATGTTGCTGATTCTGTATCAAAATAAACTGCAATTCCACCTTGTTTTTGAATATTTTTAATTAAATGCGCGCATATTAAAGATTTTCCTGAATTATGATTATACATTTTATTACCAAAATATGCATGTTCATTTTCAACTGTTACATCAACAATTTTGTGTAATCCAATATAATCAATAGAAATTACTTTTCTATATTTTCCATCTTCGCATAATATACTATTTGTATGTGGTTTTAGTTGTCTTGTTTTCAACCATCCAACTTCAGTAAAAAATTTATGGTCATTTGAAACTTTAATTGATGAATAATTATCTTGTAATAAAACTTCATACGTTTTTATTACACCTTTATCAATATAATCAGTAATTTGATTAAATTTTTCATTCAATCCTTTTACTTTTACAATCTTACCATTCTTTAATAAATCATCAATTTCTTTAATTTTTATAATTTTAGATTCTGTAGTCTTTTCAACAATAACTTCAATATTTGTATCTTCTGTAACACATCCAGGATTTCCACTAAGAGAAGTAATTCTACCTAACGGAATTCCACCATGAACAACATTTGAAATTACTATATCTGCAACCTCATTACCAATACTTATCCAACCTGGTATTGTTGCAACATCATCTTCAGATAATTTAGATGCAACTTTAATTCCAGATAATTTATTAATTTTTTTAACTAACATATTAGCTAATTTTAAATTTTCTTTTGAAATTTCAGAGTCAGTTTTAATATCAATTTTTTCATTTTTTTCTTTATCTATTTTTTTAGTTTTACTTGCCATATCTGTCTCCTTTTAATATAAAAAAATAAAAATATAATGCAAACATATTTCAGTCTGCATTATATCACTAACTTATATGTATTAACTATTAATCATTTCTTTAAATTTATTTAACGTTTTATTAATGTCAGGAGACGGTGTAACGTTATTTTCTTTTCCACTAACAACTGTTTCTGTAGTTTCGACATTTAATGGTTTTCCTTCGCCCGCATTTCTGAAATTTTTATTTCCATCAATGAAAGCATTAAATTTTTCTAAATATACTTTTTCATCTTCTAACTCCCAAATATCCTCCCACTTTGGAAATGTTTCGGTATTAAAAATCTTATCAATTTCCTCTTCTGTTCCGACAGGACTGTTTTTACGTTTTAAAGTTACTGTATACGAAATTGTTTTAAAATCTCGTGGGTCTGTTTGATTTTTTGTAATTACAATATCAATTCCTTCAAACGGGTCAATTAACATTTCAGTATCCGAATCATTCAAATACGCAATAATAATATCAAATACAGATTTTGGTAATCTCAATAATTTAACTTTCTTTTCGACATCATTTCTATTAAGAACTGTACAATAAATAGATTCTTGTGGCATTAAACGTTTAAATAATATTTTTTTATCAGTAATGTCAATTAAATCATTATTCCAAATTTTACCTGCGAAATCAATAAATGGGTCAGGTTTACCATACGTTTTTGGACTTAATAAATTTTCATTATTAATCTTCCAATGGGTATATACAATTTTAAACGGCCAGTTTGTTTCATCATGAATATACGGTAAAATTCTAATAACATTTTGTCCTAATTCTAATTTCATAAATTGGTCATTTGATGATGAACTTCCTGATGACTTGTTAATAATGTCTGCTACTTTTTTTCCAAAACTTAAAGTTTTTCCTTTCTTAAACATACTCATTTTTCGTCTCCTTTGCTTATTAATTATAAGCATTTTTTTTCTTTTTTGTTAGTTATTTTTTTCATTGATAATTTTAAATAATTATCTTTGTAAATATCTTTTTTTTGAAGTTTGTTTTTTATTATTAAATGTTAACGTTTTTAATTTAACATATGACTGAATAATTAAACGATTTTTTTCAGAAAATTTACTATTAGCATTCGCTATAGCTTTATCTGCAGTTAAATCCGAAATTTCTGATTTAAGTTTATTTACAAGTTGTTGATTATTATTAATACGTTTTAACTTTCTTGCTAATTGTTTAATGCGTTTATTAATTAAATATTTTTCAGATACAGTTGATATTACAGTATTTTTATATTGTGACCAATTTATTTTATATGTTTTATCAATTATACCTATTTTCTTAATCATTAATGCATTTATACCATCAATAGTATAATATGTATTAGTTTTCTTAAAGAAATTTGTATAAGAAATATATAATAATTTTTTTGCATTTTCACTATAATCTTCATACTTTACTGAATTTGAAACTACAGTAGTAGCAAATAATGTTTTAGATTTTTTATTTCTAAACATTAGAATCTTATCATTTCATACAGTATTTTCATCATACAACCGTGATAATACTTTTTCAAATAATGTTGAATTAAAAAGAACCTTTTCATCCCGTGGCGTTAACATTATAATTTTCATTTTTTACCTCCGTTTTATATAACTTTTTAGTTACATATTATTATAAACTTTTTTTTGACTTTTTAAATTTTTTTTATTTTTTTAATTTTTTTCTTTTATAACCATCATACTATCATATATTATTATAATTACTTTTTTTACTTTTTAAAATTTTTATATAAATTTTTTGTAGATTTAATATCATAAAGTAAATTTAATTCATCTTTTAAAATATATTGAAACAATCCTAATTTAATTACTGCAGAATTATTCGTCATCTCCTCTTCTGAAAAATCAAATATAAATGAATCATATTTATACATTATAATATTATTAAATTCCTTTTGACTCTTAGATAACAAATTATTTTCTGAAATTAACTTATTATATTTATCAATAATTAACATATTCATTTCAGTTTCAATAACTTGATATAACACAGACATATAATTTGTTTCATTAACTCTATGTTTTATTTTAATTCCACTAATTGGACTTATCAAGTATCCTTTACTCTTATATTTTAACAATATTTCTTTTTTTGTAAATAATAATAAATTAATAAATGAATTATTTTTAATTTTAATATCTAAATCTGATATATTAAGAACATCAGGATTAAACACTAAATTATTATAAAACTTCTTTATATCAATTTTACTTTTATTATTTAAAAATGGAATATAATGTTGCAAATAATATATTGGATTAGTACCAAATACAAAATCATTTAATAAAATTTTTGCAAAGTACTGTAACACTGTTGTATGAATATCAATTTCATATAATGTTCCCGCTTCTTTATATTTACTTTGAATTAATTTATCTTCATTAATATAATTTGAAAATAATCTATGCCTATCAAAAATTTTATAATTTGCATTAACAATAGATGATTTATATAATGGATTATTTTCCATATCAGCATTTCTAAAATAATTTTTTTCCATACTATAAACTGATGGTATTACTATTGAATTATAAAACAAATTTTGATGTGTAGTCAATACATGATTTTTATTATTTAAAATATTTGTTAAATATTCCTGAATAGATTTAATTGTATTAAATATATTATTTCTATTAACATTAATTGTTAGTTTATTGACAATATAAATATCAACATTAGACGGTATCATTCTTACATCAATAATATCAATATCTTTTGATACATTTAATTTTTCAATATCGATTAATTTTAAAAAATTCTTTTTATCATATACATAAATATATTTATAATCATTAATATTATATGTTTGTAAAAATTCATCTAACTTTTTATATTTTTCAGAATGTTTAAATTTTAAATTTTTAAATACTGCAATTGAATTAAAAAAATCATAATATTTATATACACAATGTTTAATCCCATTATCTTTATTATCTGTTGTAACCGATAATACTCCATCTATTCCATTATAAATATAAATTCATTTTTTCTTAAATGTTAAATTCATTATAGTATCCTTATTTTTTATTTTTATTATTTTTATTATTTTTTATTTTTATTATTTTTTATAATATTTCGTATATTACTAAACATATCTGGTGGTAATCCTAAATTATATGTATCCTCATCTGTATTTTTATTTGATGATTTAATTAATTTAGAAATTTCTGATTTTGATAATTTCGTATTGTTAGAATTATTTACTTTTGTAGGATTTTCAATATTTGCTATTGTCTTTTTTGCTGAATCAGATAATTTTAATTTACTTTTAGTAATTTTTCTTTTTGAAGTACTTGAAATTCTCGCCTTTCTGGTTTTTTTAGCATTACATAAATCTGTATTTTTATGTTCACAATATTTACAAGATATATCATTTGCATTAGGTTTAAATTCTATATCTTTTAATTTTATATCATTTTCATAAACATCATATACTGACAATATATTTTCTTTAAATTCTGAAATATATTTATTAAATTTTTGTTTACTCGGAACAATTATTTTCTTAACTCTACTTGGTGTAAATTCAGATTCTTTCGGTACAAAAACTTTTCGTTTCATTACAATAAACATTAATTCAATATTTGATAAACTTTCAATGTTATACTCTTCTTTATATTGTTGATAAAAATAATTCTTATATAACAATAACTGTAATTTACTTTGTTCAACTTTTTGTTTATTCCATCCACGATATGATGTTTTTAAATCAATTATTGTTATTTTATTTGTCTTTGTATTTTTAATAACAACATCAATAAAACCATAAAAATTTAAAGCATTGGAAGTTAATTTATCACCAAATTTGGTATTAAAAATAGGTGTATCAATTACTTTTTCAATACCTAATAATTTATATCCTCTAATTTTAAAATATTTTTTCCATTTTTTAACAAAATCTTTTAACATTTCATCAGACTCTTCAATAATTGTTTCGATTTCTGCAAAAGATTTTACAAGTGGAGTGTTTATTTGTTTATTTGCATTTTCATATTCTTTATAAAATGTTTCAATAAATTCTTTTTTCATATCAATATAATGCGCATGTTTTAATGAGTCATTATATGCAACATCTAAAAATTTCTGACACGTTTCATGAATAGAAGTTCCTAATACATTATAAATATTTGGATTAAATTTTCGTAAATTGTCCACATAATTTAATTTCCAATGTAATGGACAATTTTTTAATAAAGTATATTGTGAATAACTTATTCGCTTTATATTATCTTTAATAGATTTACTTCCTCTATTTATATCAACTTTTTTAATTTCCATTATTACTTCCTTTTTAAAATTTAATTTTCAATATAATTTTTTATTTGTTTAAATATATTTACATCATTTTCTAATATTATTTGATTAATACAATAACCAAATAAATCACAAGTAACCTCTTTACTAAATTTTTCTAATTGATTAACTCCAGTTCTTTCAATATAAAAGTGCATTAATTCATGTAAACAAACACTATAAGCATTATATTCATCAGAATTAACATATATTTTATTTTCTGAAAATACTGCAGTTCCAACATACATTGGATTTAATTTATTAATATCTCCTGTCACTTTAACTATTTCAATATTTTGTGATAACAATTTAATAATCATTTTTACTCCTTATTTTACATTTTACATTTTATTATAATCTGAATTATTATAATTTAAATTATTATTTTTTAATTTTCTGAAAAAGCATAATTTAAAATATTAACTGTTCTAATTAAATCTTGGTCAATATATGCAATTCCACCATTTGCTCTAATCATATCAATAATTACTTCAAAAGATTTTAATTGACTTTCTGAAAATCCATCTGGTAATACTTGAAATATTGTTATTTTATTGTTATTATGAACACTATTCACAACTTCAGCAATTGTTAAAACACCTGTCATTTCTGAAGTTACAACATATAGATGAATATTACATTCATTTTCTTTTTGATTAATTTCTTCTTTAATACATTCATCATTCCAATTTTTAACTACTGGATTAAAATAATTAAGATTTGTGTTAAGATTATTAATTATTACTTCTCTTCAATTATTTGTATTTGTAATTGTTCCACCTAAAAATACTTTATTGTTCATTTTAAATTACTCCTTATTATAATTTGCATTTAATTTTTTTAAATCATCTATACTTAATTTATTTATTTCCGATTTCGATTCAATAACATTAATATTATCTAATACTAAATCTACTGTATTATCAAAAGCAGTTTTTAATAATTCTGATGAAACATCTTCTTTATAATATTTACCTTTTCTTGCTATACCTGAAACAATACCATCAATCATATATTCGATAACATCAATTAAATTAACATCTTCTGGAATTCCATCAATAGTTGATAAATGATGACGTTCTGTATTTTTATGATATGCCCATCAATCTGTATGTCTAAAGTTATGTGTAAAATTTTCATAAAAAGAATTAAATTTTGTCATTTTAGTATAATCATGTAATTTACTTGATTCAATAATTTTATCTGCTATAAATTTCATTCCATTTTGAACATCTTCTATATGTGAAGTTGTATTTTCTAATAATTCAAGTTTAGATATTTCTGAAGGTCTAACTACTCTTGTTTGTTTAACATTAATTTTGTTATTTTTCATTTTATTACTCCTTATTATTACTTCTTATTATTACTTTTTATTACTTCTTAATTAATAATTATACATTTCAATTTCCTTGGTAATTATTTAATTATATCTGATGTATATTTATATTTATATTTATATTTTATATTTTATATTTTATATATTAATGAAATAAACTTTACTTTATGTTATTTCACTTTATGCTACTTAATTATATACATTTTTTTAACTTAAATAATTCATTCCTTTTATTATAATCAACTTTTTGAATATTTAAAATTTATTTTTATATTTTTTATGTTTTATATTTTATGTTTTATATTTTATGTTTTATATTTCATATTTTATATTTTGTATATTTTATTATATCTTATTATATCTTATTATATCTTATTATATTCTATATTTTAAAAATCTGGTAGTAATTTAAAAACATGGTAATTCATAAATTAATATATATTGTTTTAATACTTTTAGTTATTTTGATGTATTTTAATTTTTAATTTTTAATTTTTGATTTAACACTTTTAATAGTAAAAATAAAATTAAGCATTAATCTAAAGTTTTAATAGTAAAAATAAAATTAAAAAATCTGATATATTTAATAATCTGATATATTTTAATTCTTTTATTTTTTAATTTTTGATTTAACACTTTTAATAGTAAAAATAAGATTAAAAAATCTGATATATTTTTATTCTTATTAATTTAAAAAATTTAAATATTCTGATATATCTTATTCTTTATTTTTAATTTTTGATTTAACACTTTTAATAGTAAAAATAAGATTAAAAAATCTGATATATTTTTATTCTTATTAATTTAAAAAATTTAAATATTCTGATATATCTTATTCTTTATTTTTAATTTTTGATTTAACACTTTTAATAGTAAAAATAAGATTAAAAAATCTGATATACTTTATTCTTTACTTTTTAATTTTTGATTTAACACTTTTAATAGTAAAAATAAAATTAAATTCTGATATACTTTATTCTTTTTCTTTTTTATTTTTTTATTTTTTAAAATTTTTAAATATTCTGATATACTTTATTCTCTTTCTTTTATTCTTTTTCTTCGAAAAAGAAAATCATCTTACAAGTAAGCTGATAGATGTAAGCAGGTTTCTTTTGTTAAATTTTGAATATTAAGAGATTCATTATATTTTAATTAAATTTATTAATTTTAAATTATTTATAAATAATTAATTATTTTCATTTATAAAATATATACTTTTATTATATTTTAATTGAGTTTATTAATTTTAAAATTTTCATTAATAAAGTATATAATTATATTAACTTATACAATTTTAATACTTTTAAACAAAAATTTTAAAATTCTTAATATTTAAAAATTTAACAAAAGAAACCTGTCTACATCTATCAGCTTACTTGTAAGATGATTTTCTTTTTCGAAGAAAAAGAATAAAAGAAAGAAGAGAAAAATAAAATAAAAAAATAAAAGAAAAAAAGAATAAAGTATATCAGAATATTTAAAAATTTTAAAAAAAAATAAAAAAGAAAAAGGAAGAGAATAAAGTATATCAGAATATTTAAAAATTTTAAAGTAAAAGAAAATAAAAACTAAAGTATATCAGAATTTAATTTTATTTTTACTATTAAAAGTGTTAAATCAAAAATTAAAAAAATAAAAAAT